TGTGCGGAATCTCCACTACTGCCAATCTTTGCGTAATCTCCACTACTGCCAATCTTTGCGGAATATCCACTACTGCCAATCTGTGCGGAATCTCCACTACTGCCAATCTTTGCGGAATATCCACTACTGCCAATCTTTGCGGAATCTCCACTACTGCCAATCTTTGCGGAATATCCACTACTGCCAATCTTTGCGGAATCTCCACTACTGCCAATCTGTGCGGAATCTCCACTACTGCCAATCTGTGCGGAATCTCCACTACTGCCAATCTGTGCGGAATCTCCACTACTGCCAATCTTTGCGTAATCTCCACTACTGCCAATCTGTGCGTAATCTCCACTACTGCCAATCTGTGCGGAATCGCATTCGTTATCATTCAATAAATCTTCTTTTGAATCAGCATTGTATTTTGTTTTTTCTAATGTAAAATTTACGCAAGCCTTTATAAAGCCTTTCAATCCTAACTTTGCGCCAATATGTAATTTTGTAGCGGCGCACTTATTTTCTTTTTCAAAAATATTGCCATCCGCCTCTACCTCTGCAAATTCTGAAAAGTTTCCATTATCATCAACTAATGGATAATAATTAAGAACATCCCACGGATTTTTGCAAAAATGCATAACTCCCTGTTTGCAAATATCATCTCCGTTTTCCTCATAATCAGTGTTTTCTTCATACTGTTTTTCAAGGCAAGTAAAATCCTTGTTAAATCCCTTATAACCCTTCATATTGTCTCCTTTCTTCTTTCTCCATCATTGGATAAACTCCGATTTCTTTCAGACGGTTGTACAGGAACAGTCTGCCTTTTTGTGTCCACACGGTCGATAGTTTTGTGCCAGTGGTTCCGTTTGACTTTTCGTAGTCGTAGGTTTTGTTCTGTACATATCCCTTGCCCTGGTACTCTGCATACAAAATCCACTGTTCGCCGACTTTCCTCTGAATGCCCGCTCTGCTCAAAATCCGATTGAATGAAACGGCAGATAATCCGTAGTCCTGCGCAATCTGCGTAACGGTCATGCAGTCGTTCGACGATAAAATCCTGTCTGCATAGTCAGCTTTAGGCGTCAGTTCAGTGATTACCTTATCCATCTGCTGTACAGTGCTTTCCAGTTCTGCATTTTTTGCGCGTTCCTCTTTCAACGCTGTAAAGGCTTGAATTGCCAAATCTGGGTTAGCAATGAGTTCTTCTGTTGCATACATTCCATGTCTGCGGATTGTTGGTAGAACCTCGTCCATTACCCATGATTCAAATTTCTCTGCTGACGGAAGTTTGGATTTCATAATTAGCCTGTACAAATCCCCCTCATTTATGTATGACATGGACTGTACGCCACTAGATGTAGGGGTGTCACGTTTCGTTACTCCCTTGCAGTGGTCGTTTACTGCCTTTCTTGGATTTGTGTATCCAAGTGCTGTTGCAATGTCGGTAGCAACAAAATAAGGTTTTCCGTCAATTTCTGTTGTACGAATGTTTCCGAATACATCGGAATTAAAAATCTGTAATTCGTTCATGCCTTTCCTTTCCTGCCTGTTGTAGGTTTATATTTATCTCCGATGAATGCATGAGTAATAGCATCTTTGATTACTACATGCTGATTCTCTGCATTTAAAGACTGCTCAATACGTTTCAGTGTACCGTCAATACTTTTGAGCGTATTGAGCACTCCTTTTAGTGTTATCAATGTTCCTGTCACGACAATCCCCTTTCAATCTTTAAGCAAAGTGTCCGCAATCCTGTCTATCTCAGCGGCAATCTTTAGCTTTGTTTCTACGCTATCCGTTTTTCTACTTTCCTCTGCCAACATTTTCAACTGCTGGTAGAGGATATCTTTTACCTTTTCTGAATAATCCGTCACTACATTCAATTAAATTCACTTCCTTTTTGTGATATAATCTCCATATTAAATAATAAGGAGGTGCAAATATGGGTAACGTCTTTTCTGGAACATTCGAGACATATGAGACCGTAGATAAAGGTACATATGTATGTATGCAGTGTGGCGGCGAAAACAGTAATGGAGTTATCGTCATAAAGCATACAGGCGAAATGTTGCCAGAATGCAAAGAGTGCGGATACACTACATGGATTAAAGTAATGTAGGATTCTTGAACACTCTTTTTTCTTCTGCGAGCGTTTGGTTCGTAACCGCCAAGTTATCATCAACCAAATGCTCAATGAGGAATGTTCTTTTTACAACTCTTGTTCCGTCTCCGCATACTTGCGAAATGTGCAGATACATTTTTCCGTCTTTGCAAAATGGAACAGCAAACATGCTATTCAAAAATTTCCATCTCACGAAGTGCTTGTTAAAAAACGAAACTGCACGAACCTTTATTCTGCTCAATATCTCAACTCCTTCCTTATAAAATAAGTACGATTTAATTGGACTTATCAGGCACAAAAATAAAGTCCATAGGGATTTCAGATAAGCGGCTCATTTCTCTAAGCTGTGATAAACTAGGCTCCGTATTTCCTTTTTCCCAATTTACAACAGTTGTGTTGCTTACACCTAAAGCATCAGCCCATTCTTTTTGTGTCATTTTGGCGTTTACTCTAACTGCTTCTAATGAAATTCTAGGCATTTTTAATCCTCCTTTCGTATTTTATGACTTGATTATAGTCCATTTTAATCGGACTGTCAATAAAAAGTTCAAAATAATTGGATTTTTAGTTGAATTTATTTTTAAATCGGTGTATATTACATTGCGAAAGGAGGAAAAGCACATGACAGACGAAGAACAAAAGAAAATAGACGAAAAACAGAAAAAGATATTTGCAGATAATCTTAATAGGTACATCAAGATGAACAACAAACAACAGGTTGATATTGCGAGAGATCTCAAAATAAACAAAACTACTTTTAATACGTGGTGTACTGGAAACGCTATGCCAAGAACAGGAAAATTGAGAAAGATTGCAGATTATTTTAATATTGGAATGACAGATTTGACAGAAGAAAGAACTGATAAGTCGGATTTGGAATACTCTGAAATTGTTATGGATATTGCGAATAATGATTTGAGATTCAAAAACTTGATTGTTAAATACAGCGAATTGCCTATTGACAAGAAAAAATTGCTTTGTGATTTTTTTGAGAATTTTGTTCTTTAGCAAGTATAGGGTGGTGTAAATTACACCGCCCTTTCTTGTTTATACCCTGTTTTAATAAAACCGTATACCAGTCTTATTATTTTAAAACTTTTTAGTTCCCTTGCATACCGAATAATTTCGCTTCTGTAAAATTCTTTTTCATCGTCCATATTTACCCCTTTCACACACATTATGCGTGAGCCTGTTGTCGGGACAAGCCCACGCGCCAGAGATTGATTGCGCCTGCGTACATCTGCAAGGCGTATTTGTACAATATCACTTCTTTTCGGCAGATTCAAGTGAATTTCATCGACAACTCTTTCGGGAAACTAAGTTGTGGCAAAGTTGAGGGAATTGTGCATAGGTTTTCCTTCCTTTCTCTTGCTTATGCATCAAATTCCACAAGCCATTTGTTGTCTGTTGCGCTGTAAGATACTGCTCTAATATATACCTTACCGTTCATGTCGATATATTTTGAGTTGACATCTGTAGCATCTATACGTGAGATATAAGCATACGGAAAAATTACCTGCGCTGTTGTAAACATCATTGGACACATTGCTAATATACCATTTCCAATTGAAATAGAACCTCTATTGATAGTATCAATCGTACCATCTGCTAATAGACAACTTCCGGCATTGCTTGTTCCTTTATGATTGATCAGGAATCCTTTGTGTTCTTCTGTCTCTCCTAATTTTCTATACACAGAATATGCACAGTTTATTCTTGGAACCTCATTCGTTTTTGAGAATCCGAATACAACACTATTTGCATCTTTCTTATAATAAAGTACGCATTGCTGTGTTGTTGAAATGCCTGAAGCCGAAAAATAAAATCCTGATGTATCATGAGACCCATTTGTATATAAATACCCAAAAACAGCATCCTTGTTCTGTTTTACACGAATCAATACACCATTCTGTGTGTCCTCCCCTGCATGAATCAGATAATAATATGGATAGTTTGTATCAGCTGATTCAAGCTGTGTAACATTCAGACCAAGTGCAGCACTTACCTTTTCTATATCAAAGTCAAACTGATACACTGTTGCGCCTGTTGAATTTACAACTGCTTTCGTCAGATATAAATAATTAAGCCCCATTATTGTAGCCATGTTCTATCTCCTTTCCATTATTCCGCTGTTTGTACAGGTGCAGCCTGCAGATCATGATAAGTAGCCAAACCACCTACCCCTGTGCCACCGTAGGTAACATTTCCACTCGTTTTTGTTTCACTTTCACTTGTATAATAAATTATGATATTTACATCTTTACTTGCAACAGCAGTGAATGTATACCATGCTAACACCTTTACAAACCAATTATTCCCTACTCTAAATGGCAGGACAATGTGTGCTTCCGTATCTGTACAAATAGCAGATACAACAACATCCGGATTACTGATTTCAATAGCTGAAATACCTTGTGCAGTGGTTGTTATTTTCATACTTTTGGATAAAAGTTGCTGATTTTTTTCATTTACTGCATTTAATGCACCTGTTATGGTTCCATCACCAATACCTGATATGTCATTTTCTCCAATCTTATCCAAATACTTTTTAAATTCTGTTGTGAGCACCTTATTTTCAACAGGATTTGTACTTGTTTCAGATAGTTCGGAATCGATAGTAACGCTCCCGCCTGGACTGGTTGTTTCACCCCAACCAGTCCATGTTCCATGATAATATTTTCTGAAATATTGCTTTCCATTCGTAAAATCTATTGCATACTGATAATTTGTAGCACTTGTAGATCCAGCTATACTGTTTAACAGAATACCGCCACCGAATCCATCAGGCAGATTATTTTTCTCTGCTGATCCATTCACAAAATAGATAGACTTATAATCAGTAAGCAAATCACAATCGATACTTGAAATGCTCAAATAATTTTGTGTCTGTGCACAATCCTTAATCAAGTTAAATGCAAGTGTGAAATTGTTGTTCATAATGCTTGCATAGGACGCTATAAGTTCTGTCATTTCCTCAGTTGTTGTAAAAGTCAATGTTCCGGTCTTTCCACGTTCATATTTGGTAAGACTCTCAAGACTTTTATCCATTTTATTTTCAAGAGCTGCATTCACGACTTTATTCTGCACAGGATTTTCGCTTGTAGCAGACAGCTCAGTATCTACAGCGATTACACTTGCCGTCGGTGCATAAAGAATTGTTTCTGTTCCATCAATCGTAATCTTGCCTATCTGTGTGCCTTCTGTCAGTGTAGCTTCTGCTGTGACCGTGCTTCCACCTCCACCACCGCTAGTAGGCGCATAAAGCTGATAGGTGGTACCGTCTACTGTGATTTCTGCAATATTTGTGCCAGTAAGCGTTTTTGGCACGACTGATACAGTACTGCCACCTGCGGAGGATGTTGGGGCATAAACATCAAAAGACTGTTCTCCCAAAGTGATAGTACCTATCTTAATGCCATCAGAAACCGAATTTTCATATCTTAGCGATGGCATATAGATTCTATACTGGTTGCTTCCCACTGTAATTGTTCCAAGCCATTCCCTTCCATCTGATGGAAACTGCTCTACGCTAACTCTAACCGTATCAATCGCATTATCTCTAAGATATGCTTCCAGTGCCGCAATAGCCGTATCGTAACTGTCCATGATTGCCGCTGTTACTGGTGTAGTCTTGGACGGCTTATCAACCCAGCCGCTAGGGTATGGTTTGCTAAATGTCGGTGTATAATTTGCCATGATAATCTCCTTTAGATATATCTATATTTCATATTTTGACGAGTTCCGTTAAATTCTAAAGTTTCTTTGTCGAATGCATATATCAAGCCATAATAGTTTGAATCAGCGTAATATCCATCAGATATTACATAATAATTATTTTCATCTTCTGCTATCCATATTTCTCTGCTCGTGTATGAAACTCCCAAAGATATTCCTGTGCTAAATTTCTTTATTTCATTTTCTTTTATTTCATATACATCTGCAATTTTGCCGTTGTAATGAACCATTATAATAGAGTTTTTAGAAGTAACGAAACAATGAGGTGATATATCTGTATTTATCATAGATATGCCGTCTACTTTTCCTATATAATTTCGGATCGTAACATACATTGATCCGGTTCCGGTTTTTGGATATATAAATGCTGAGAAAATTACGCCATCTTTGTATCTTGCCATTACTCTTTTTTGGCACATTTTAGTAAGACCCATATTACTTGTGTTGATTATTTGATAATAAGCATCACTTGTAGCTTCGATTACTTGTTGTGCCTTTGATGATATTTCTTTGTCTACAAGAAGACCTCGTATATTTTCCATCGATGTATTGATGCTGTTATATGTTGTCACGTAACTTACATATTTATCTTCCGACAATTCAAATACATTCCTTACTCTTGATTGCCTTGCGCCTTCTACTGCATAGTCAGTAGGTGTTGATTGCTTAATTACTTCGTTTGCATAGTTATATTTGGTTATAACCGCTTGATTTTCAGATGTTATTGTTTGCTTTATATAATAATCAGAAGAAAATAATACATATTGTGGGGCATAATAGTGTGTTCCAGTCGATTTATCTTTTCTTACATGAGACGGAACAAAGATTGTAGTGTCTTCTGTAAATGCTCCTTGCCCTATATTTTTAAATATAGAAGTTTTACTCAAAGGATAATCCGCAATTCTCATTACAGGTTCGTTTTCAGTATTGGTGCTTGAAAATTTGCTATCCCATTCGATTAGAACAATTCCGTCTTTACAGGCGTGCAAATAATAGCTATCATAATTATCGCTTGTCAAAAATCCTTTTAAAGTCAAGTCAAGGCACATTTTTTCGCTGTTAAATTTGGCTATATATACATCCTCAAAAGTTTGCTCTTTGGTAGACGGATTGAAGTCATGCATTGCAACGATACAATACGTTTCATTGTTCCATGTCGCGTAATCATATATTCTGTACAATTTGTTTGGAGCATATTCATTATCCAGTTTTTCCCACACAAGATGACTACCTTTATACATCTTGTCGTGGTAATGCCCCTGAAAATATATCTCTTTATGTGGGTTCCCTTGATACCATATTGTACTTGACTGTTTTCTTGCCATATCGTCAACCTGCCGTTCCTTGTATCAGATAGATTGTGTTTGCATCCGGGTTTGCCGGAAGTGCTGTGACCGATTCTACTTTTAAGCCGTTTGTTTGTAACTGTTCCACCTGTTCATTAAGATTTTCAACATTGGATTCAGTGTAGCTTTGGCTTGTCTGCAATTTCTGAATCTGTGTGTTTGTGTAGTTTTGGTTTACCTGCGCTTCACTGCCGGATATATGTGTGTTTCCTTTTTCGCCGGTCGCAGACAGCTCATCCAAAAGCTGTTGAATGCCAGTCAGTTTTCTGTGCAGAATAATAAAGGACATTTCTACCCAAATATCTTTCTGCTGTTGCGCCGAATTGATGAAATCGTAGGCATAAAACATTGCTACGTCTCCGCACTCAATATACGGTAGCCCCATTGTCAAAGCTTCAAACGGCTGGTAAGTGAAACCCTCATTTTGATCCATTAGAAGCGTTGCAAGCTGTGTTTTCCATATTCTGTCAAGACCAAATAACAGCTGGTTTCCTTGCACTATATATTTCCGCTTTCCAGTTCCTACATTTCCTTTAGCTTTATCCTTAGAAGAATCACGAACAATAAACCTGTTCAGAGGTTTTATCTTGTATGTCTCGTATGTCACTTCCTTGTAGTGCGCATAGTGCGCAGAATTACTTGCCGAATCAGTGCCAGTAGAATCATCAATACCAGTGGTAGGATACATCGGAAGATAAGATTCTGCTCCGGGATAAAACGAATCATCTTCTGTCAACTGTGTAGGGAAAATATATGTAAACTTTCCATAGCGATTGATTCTGCCCCATACGCAATTTAACTGACATACAAGTTTAATAAGGTCAAGGTATGTCGTGTTTTCGTCGCTGTATTCTGTTTCAAATTCGATTTCCGACCAATCTTCCTCTGAATACTCTTTAGCCGCCGAAAAGTCTTTGTTGCACAGATAAAATGCACCGTTTTTAACAATTACTGTTCCATATTTGTACACTTTTGTGCTGCTGTATTCTGCCGGCTGATACCACTTTGCAGATTCAAAGCTAATCTCTTTCTGCTTGGTATATACCTTTCTTGCGTATACTTTTCCGTGATATTTACACAGTTCTCCACGCTGGTACTTTCTCGTCTGACTGTAAACATAATCGTCAAGACCTCTTGTCTCTATATCATCTGCCGGAAGCGCAACGGATTCCTGCTCAATCCCCACTTTTCCAAAAAGCCAGTTTCTGAATTTCTTTATCGTGATAGGAAATTTGAGAGTATTGTAGTCCGTCCAGTCTACTTCCCCTTTGACTGAATCTCCCAGCCAATACAAGGCATCATATGCAGTGATTGTTTTCTTGCGCGTATTACTTTTTCCGTCATACTCAACTACGGTTCCGACAAATAGCGGTACGCTTTCTTCGGATCCGCTTGCCTTAATAGAAACAGATATATCGGTGCCGGTTAAATCCTTGGTTACTGGTACACCGTCTATATCAATCAATGTGCCGGATAAATCTATAGAAAATCTGCTACTTTCACAGCCGATAAATTCAAGATCGTTTCCGGACATAATACTTTCTTCCAGTTCCATGCTTTCTTGAACAATGTTGGCGTTTCCAACGATCAAGTCATGGTCTGGGAATGTTATACTCAATTCTTTGTGGCTGCTACTCTGCAAAAATGCCAGTTTTGTCTTTTCTGTCACATTCAGCATAATTACTACCTCTTAATATCCAATGAATTGCAGTTCGATTTCGTTGTATATAATGTCGTGGTCGTCCGCATAGTATATGTTGGTCTTGATATCCGGCAAATATACGTCCTGCACCTTGTAATCGCCGATTTCCGGCACGTAAACCGATGCAGTGCACTTCTTCTCGATAGGGTTCGTATACTGTGCTCTAATGTTGTCTATGAGGTTTCTCCATGCATTTTCGTGCATCATAGGCGGAGTAGAGAAAGTTACATCAACAACCGTGTGCTGCAAGGCTGTACGCTGTAGCTGACCGTTTGCGTCACGGTACGAATCCAAGTCTTGTCCGTGAAGAACTACGTCGTATTTTTCTGCCCTAATGTATTTCTTTGGGATTGTATAACCCCCAACTCTGATAAGGTATCCAGCGTATGCCATCGTAATATCTCCTGTTTATAAAAATAAGCATTAAAAAAGCACCTATCTTCTGATAGATGCTAATTAAACGCCAACTTATTGTGAAATAAAAAAGGCAGCCTGTTTCGACTGCCTTAAAAAGTTATTTAATTTATTGCGCAACAAATACTATTCTGTCATTTCCGTAATAATTGATTGCATATTCCAGTTCCAAATCCTGAACATCGTTCGGTACTTCAAAAAACAAAGAGCCTTGTGTTTCACGTCCTGCGGATAACTGACCGTCAAGACCATTATCCATTTCAAGATATGTCTGGTCTACCTTTGAATTATCTGCATAACATTCCCAATCCATTATACTCGATACATTCTTCACATCGTTTGAAATGTTTTCAAACTTAAATGTGAATTTCCAGTATTTGTATCCGTCTTTTGGCTCGATAAATTCGTTGTCGCTTGTATATTCTTGCGATTCAAGATATGTGATTCTGAAATCTTCTGTTTCAACCACATCTCCCACATGGAATATATTGCTTTTTTCAGATTCAGTAGAAGCATTAGCATCTGCCGTAGCAGGCTGACTTGTTTCAACGCTTCCTACTTTCTGCGGTTCATCGTCCTTGTTCGGGCAGGATACCAACAAAACAAAACAGGCAAAAAATATAATTGCGAAATAGGAACCTGTGTGTTTGTGTTCTTTATCCTTTTTGGCTAAGTCAACTATGGCTACAATAAATCCAATAGGGCTTGTAAACGTGAAAAATGCCAATATAGCCGCCCATGTACTTAACTTACTGTCCTTCATTTTCTTTGGTTTCTGCGGCTTCCATTCCTCAACTGGAACCGTCTGCTGTGACTGCTGCAAAGGGCAACCGCAGTTAGGGCAAGTAGCCGCCTTGTCTGATACTTCTTTCCCGCATTCCGGGCAAGTAATAAGTGCCATATTTATATTCCCCCTTATGAATATTTTTTCTTATCATATCACAAGGGGAAAAATCTATCAAGCGAAACTGTATGCGTCTTTTCCTGTCCGCTGGTTATAGTCCTTTGCATAACTTCTAGCGGCTTTTCCTACGTCGGACTGACTGATGCCAAACTCTTTAGCAAGAATACCTTGCAGTAGCGTGTTTTGTTGTCTCAGTAGAGCCATTTCATTGCTTGATGCCTGTAAGATTGCTTCTTTAATGCCCGTGATTTCCGCGCCGCCGGCAACAGCTGTCTTTCCGCCTACCGTTCCTGCGATTTCAGGTATACCATTTTCGCCAGCCATGAGAAGACTGTACTGCTTTGGAACGTAACCGCCGCTTGCGAAAGTCGGTATTTTGCCGAGGTCAATGTGCGTTCCACCAAATAATTCCTTTCCAGCAATATTGATTGGCGGTATATCAAATGATAACTTTTCATTTAACCATGTTGCGAATTTATTCCATATTTCTTTCAGACCGTCAACCATAGCTTGCCATGCGCTTTTAACGCCTAGCTTTATGTTATCCCATGTCAGCAGGAAACTGTCTTTCACATTGTTCAGTTTTAGTTTGATATCGTCGCCCCACGCTCCCATAGCCGCGCCAAACTGTCCGTCAGTAAAAAGTCCTTTTACCTCATTGTATTTATCTTTGAAGGGCTTCATAAAATTATCTTGCGACTGCGATACCGACAAGAAACCGTCGTATATATCTTGCCCCCAAAGAGACATAGCTTCTCCAAATTGACCGTCGGAGAACATTCCTCTCACTTCATTCAGCCCATCTTTAACAGGCTTCATGAGTTGGTCTTCTGATTCTGAAACAGCAAGAAAACCGTTGTAGATATCGTCGCCCCAAAGTTTCAACGCTTCTTTCCATGAACCATCAGAAAAGGAATTTTTGATTTCTGTCATTTGCTCCGAGAATGACATATCTATTTTTTCGCCTGTTAGTTTTTCATTTAGCCACTGACCTAAATTCCATCCTGCTATTGCCGCGGCTATTCCTGCGAATAATGTTTCTGCTATTAAGGTGCCTGCTGCAATTATTGCCTGCATACCGCCAGCAGAAGCTATTGCCATGTTTATTGTGGCTCCAATTTTTGCGCCGATTCCTGCAAATATTCCGCCGACCTTGGTTAAAATAGTTTTTCCTACTACAGACCAAGTCGCTTCTACTCCCAATTTTGAAGCTATTGCTTTGACAATTACCTTTGATGCTTTTTCTCCCAACCATTTTTTAAATTTTTCAGAAAACAGAAGTTTTTTTATTCCTTTGATTGTAATGACACCAAGAATAATTGAAACTGTTTCAAGATCAAGTTCTCCTAGGAAATCAGTAATTCCTTTTAATACATTCTCCCACTTTATTTTCTTTATTGCCGTAGTAAGAGTAGTCCATATACCATGTACCCATGTATTGACTGTCTTTCCGAATGCCGCAAAATCAAACGTATCAAAAAACTTATTGATTCCTGTTGCAATCGAATTTCCGAGGTTTTTCCATTTGAATGTTGTTCCAAAAGACAAAGCGGCATAGATAGCTGTGTTAAGTGCGCCAGCAATAGTTTTTCCGACATTTCCGAAAAGTCTTGGACTGATAAGACCGTTTAAAAACTGCGCAAGACCAGTACCGAACGCTTTTGCTTTCTTGTACACCTTATCCCATTTAATTGATTCCATGGCTTTAGACAAGCTATTTCCTATATACTTTCCAAGTCCTTCAAGCGTTTTTATCTTGCTCTTGTAAAGGCTTTCCGTTTCTTTAACATTGAATTTCAGATTGCCGCCGGACGCACCTCCAGTAGCACCGCCAGCACCGCTTCCCTTACCTTTTCCAGTTCCACTGTCTTGGTTTGTTGTGAGGTTGTTCAGCTTATCAAAGCCCTGTAACTGCTGTTTTAATTTCTTGGCATTATCTGCCGCTTTGCCTGTGTTTGCCGCCAAATCGTCAGCACTTCCAGCCGCCGTGTCATAATCTTCTGCGATTGCGCCGGACTGCATTTCTATCTTCCAACCGAAAATAACCCCAAGCGCATTCACAACGGTTTCGGAAAACTTAATTACAGCTTGCATAGCCGTATTCAGTGCCTTGACAAGCGGTTTAAGCATATTGATAAAAGCATTGCCCCAAATAGCCCCAAGCGCCTTAAACTGTTCTCGCAGGATGCGAAGCTGGTTTGCCCATGTGTCTGCTGTTCTAGCAAAGTCCCCCTGTACATTTGCGGTATTCTGCATTACGTACTGGTATCGAAGCATTGTCTTTTCCATCTGCGTCATAGATGAAATATCCGCATCAAGACCCTCTTTCAAAGCCCATTCCTTCAATGTCGTCTGATCGATGTTAAGCCCGTACCTACGTAATGGTTCTGTCTCGCCAGTGAATATAGATTGCAAACTCTGCTGCACTTGGCTTTGCTCTACGTTGTAGAAAGATGCCATATCAGCTGATAACTTCGTCAGTGCAATGGACATGTCAGACATTTTCTGAATAGGTACTCCCATTGCAATACCCATTGCCTGATACCTGCTTGCTGTCTGCTTGGCAGTCAATTCAGAAATGCCATACTGCTGTATTGCGTTTTTCGAGAATTTTTCAAGCGAATCTGTATATTGCCCGAACGTATTTACAACTACGTTTTGTACTTCTGTCAAAGCAGATGATATGTTGATTGCTTCTTTCAGTTTTCCGGCTCCACGAATCAAGAGCCAGTATGAAGCGTATAGCTTTCCGAAAGCGGATGCTAGTGAAAACGTATGTTTTTTAGCTTTTACTGCTGTAGAGCCAAAAGAGGTAAAGTTATTCGCAAGTGCCTTTGCCGCATTGCCGCCGGATGCACCGGTACGCGCAAATTGTGCAAGCGCATTAGTCATATCAATAAGATTTTGACTTACCTTTGGTGCGCCGGAAAGAGTTGTGATAAGCTGTTTCATGGCTTTAGCCAGTTTAGGTATATTGTCAATGGCTTTTGTGCTTGACTTATAACCAAGCTGTGAAATAGCTTTTGCAAGTGCTGTAACTCTGTCAGATGCACCAGAAGCGGTCAGCGGTGTTAATGCTTTACCGATCATACCTATTGCAGATGCAGAGCGGTTCAAATTAGCCGTGTCAATGCTTGAAATTTTTGTGATTCCATTCGCAACTCTTGTAAAATCTGCCGTTTTTACTGTGCTGATTCCAGCCATAGCATTAGACAGCTTTGTTACTCCATTAGAAAGCCCATTGAGACCGCTTGTGTTTACGCTCATAAGAGAGTTGGACAGCCTAGTAAGATTGTTTACCAGTTTATCTAATGCATTATTCGCTTGTGTTGCCTGCGCTTTTATCCCAATCTCTAAGCTATCTACTTCTGCCATACTTCCACCAACTTTCTTCAAATTAAAAAAAGCGGCATGGAAATCCACACCGCTCTAAATTTTGTTGTCAATTAGTTGCTTTTAGGTAACTGATTGTTACCGTTCCGCACTTCTTATCGACTTTTATTCCTACTTTCTTCTGAAATCTTCCTACCGCATTTGCCGTATCTTTTCCAAAAATTCCGTCAATGTCTTTGCGTACAAGAAAACCGTGATATACAAGCTCGCATTGAAGCCACTTAACATCCTCTCCGCGTTGACAAGGTACTGTTTTTTTCAACAGTCTGCGCGGTTCCGGGTAATTATTTCTATGTGATACAGCGGCGGTATTGTTTTCAATATCTTCATACCAAATACTTAAATCCACTTTGCCATATACGCCGCCTACAGTTCCTTTGGACGTGTACTGCCATCCGACCATATTACCGCTAACCACAGGCTGACGGTTGACATTGTACTTGCCATCATTGATACCGTATTTTGCAATCCACAGCTTACAATCTACTCCGCCATAAGGTAGAATGTATTTGTTATAAAATGCGTATCCAGTGTAAACACCGAAGTCATATCCTGCGGCAACAATGATATCTCTGTAAGCGCGTATGATGCCTATAATAGCCACTCCAAGCCCCTGTTGGCACTTATCCTCTACATCGAGCCATACGGTTGTTTTTCTTCCGTTTAAATGCTCTAATACTTTCTTGGCATCTGCCTTTGCTTTTGCAACTGTAGTCGCATAACTGTAGTTGTATACTCCAATCACAGTAACACCGGCGTTTTCTGCATTTTTGTAGTTGACCTCAAAAAACTTATCTTTCGCAAGGCTTTTCCGCATAATCTTTAAGATTGCGCCATCAATGCCTGACTGTTTTACCAGTCGCCAATTTATTGAACCTTGATATGATGATACATCAATTACTTTCTTGCTCATTTTTGGATTTCTCCCCATGATTTATATTGAAATTTGCTTGCATTGCCAAGAGTTTTGCAACAAACAATTCTCTCTGTTTTTGCATTTCTTCCTCTGACATATTTTTCTGATTTTCCAATTCTTCAAGAAGCGGTCGTTTTAGATACTTGCTTTTTGATTTTCTGCCATTCAGTGCTATGTCTATTGAGACAAAAACAGCTGATTGCGTATAAATACCGTTTAGCCAGTTCTTATAATCATCTTTTTTTAGTTTGGCTTTGTATCCGTCAAAAATAGAATCAAGTTTACGTGGGTTTAGTTTCCAAAACTGTTCCCACGTAACACCCATTACATACGCCTGCGGAAATACTTCTTTCTCAAGCAGATATCTTAATTTTTGCTTCTTTCCTTTTTCTCTTCTTTTCCCTGCTCCGACGTATTCTCTGCATCTTCCGTTTCCACTGTCTTGTTGAGAGCGCGAAAAAAACTGCTGTTTTCAACCTCTTCGGTCATAATATCTATAACATCATCCAGTTTTCCACCTGCTACAATATGTGCTTCAATTTCTTTTCCCGCTGCTTCTTTGCTAATATCAGCACAGCAAGCAAAATACGCACGTACCATTGACATAGGGCGCGTATTTGCCATTTCAAGCGACACGCCCATATCTTCAAGGTCGCAGGCTGTATTGTAGTCAAGCTCTTTGGACTTATATTCTTTTCCATTTAATGTAAAATATTTCATTTTGTTACCTTTTCCTTTCCCCCTATGTCTTTCACATAGGAAAGGGGCAGTCCGTAGACCACCCTTTGCTATTTAATACTTATCAATCTCTGGCTCGGCTGCTTCATCTTCATAACCAGTCAGCACAGCCTTTCCATTACTTGTTTCTGACTGGCTATTTATTCCCCCGGTGTAAAAGCTACCTTTGTATCCATTCCCTTATATTCTTCAACAGTTAAGTTCATTTCAACCGTAAGAAGTTCATTTTGCCCGATTTCCGGCTGTGGAAATGCTGTAGGCGGCTGTGCCACAACAAAAAATGCTTTTTCAAATCCGGGAATGATTGTCTCATACCACATTCTTTTGCCATCTGTAAGTGCTTCGTAATCAGAGATAAGTTTTTCCCATTCTGCGACTGTTTCTGCTGTAAAATTGATCGTTACCGGGAAAGAACCGCCTGTGTCGCCACGCCCACGCACATATCTTGTGATAAAATCCTCAACTGCGGATGCGTCAATCTGCTCATTTTCGATTGTGATACCCCCGATCGCGTTGATGCGGGTAAGCCGTGTAAAAGCCGTAGGTTTTGTTCCGGCTGTTGTTTCTACCCCATAACCAAAAGTAATTCCAAGTGTGGAAACTCCTGCTGATGTCATGTTGTATACCTCCTTAATTTTTCATAAAAAAATAAGACCTTTCGGTCTATTGATCTAACAATCTGTCATTTGCGGCTATTAGCCGTCTAAATCTTGCTGTACTTCGATATATCTTTTCTTCTGAATCAAACTCCGGCATTGATATTACTTCAAATCTCATTCGCTTAAATACGTTTGCTACTATGGCAAGTATCTTTTTTGCGTCTGACTGCTGTGTATTAACAATCACATCTACTTGATATGTAGCTGTTGCAGCATTGATTGCCTGACCGTCAATAGTCTGTCCTTTTTCCGTGCCGCTCATTTCATGCACGTATATGGTTGGAAATATCGTTCCTGCCAGTCTGCTTTTCAAATTTGTAATCGTGATTCCCTTTTGGAATTTCATGTTTGTAAAATTCTGTTTCAATGCAGGGATAGCAAAAGAGTTGAGGTTACTGATTATTCTTGTTTCATTGTCAAAAACCCATAAATTATTGATTTCCACCGAATACCTCCTTTGCTGTTTCAGCCACAATTTTTTCAAGTTCCTGTGCTGTGTAGTACATAAATGGTCTGCTAGGCATACCTTCTGTAAACCACCACTGCCCTTCATCATCTTGATAAAACCAACCATACCGACCATCTGCTAGCTGTCTGATTGTTTTACCGCTTGCATACTGCCAGTCAATGCCTTCCGGCAATTTACCAGGATACGGCGATCTCTTTCCGACAATACCGGTACCAAACTCTACGAACATTGCGTGATCTGTACCGGCTACTACCGCCCATATACCGCCGCCTTTTATACTTCCTTTGTATTCCGCATGAACACTTGAAATCAATTCCGTAGTGAATATTGCATCAAGGTCTGCTAATTGCAGTCTTGCAATCTCTACGCCCTTTTCAGCCAGCTTTTCAGCCAATAACTGACATTTATATGTCAAGTCATTTTGGTATGCCTTTATTTGGCTTATAGCGTCTTGTATGGACTTTTGAGAAAGAGTTATAGTGATTTTTTTTGACATATCCTACTGCTCCGCATTTTTAACATTCTTTTGCAGCAGATAAAGGTCAACTGTCAATCCTTCGTCCGCTACGCCTTTAACCGTGTAATCTGCGGTCGTAACATCTACCATAGGTTCGCCATTGACGACCGTGTACATCACTTCTGATTTCTTCCAAATCAGAGCACCGACTTTCAGTGGAAACTCTTCTTTGTCAGTGACAAGCTGCGCATAGTTGGTTGAATCATCAATACCAAATTCCTTTGCCAACACTTCGTTTAGCTTGTTGTTGATAGAAGAATAAAAAATAACAGGAGCCGAATAAGTATCTATCGTATCTCCTGTCAATTTTGGTATCTTGTTTCCATCATCATCAAGATATGGAACAAATAGACCGTCTTCTCCCATATAGCCCTCATAGGCTATATTTCCGTCAGAATCCAGTTCGTATTTGGGCTGTTGACCTGTTGGCAGTGCATATGTCATTTTCTGTTTGTTGATATCAAGTGACATTACTCCACCTCTGGAAGTCCTGCTACGCTAGTAAGCATTGATAATACTCCAGCCAGCACAGACGCGGATAAAACATATTTCCAGTCTACGGCTCCCATAGCTGCTGCTGTTCCAATTCCTGCGATAGCTGCCTGCGCAATAGTCTTAATTGCTCTAATTCCTGCGGCTTTAGCCCACTGTTTCCAATCTCTCATACTATCATTCCTTTCCGTTTAATCTTTCTTCAATACCATCTAGCCTGTGATGAGCAGAAGCGACACTTGATTCGATTTTTGCTATCCTTGAATCGTGTTCCGCCAATTTCTTTGTCATTTCTGACCTTTCATCTTTCATCTCATTGATGGTATCTAATATTGCATCCAGTTTCATATTGATTCTTGTGTTTTCTTTCACGCGATCTTCAATATCTTTTGTATCTGTACGCTTGTTGCTTTTTAATCCCATAAAGACGGAAAAACCTAGTGATAACACGCTTATAATGATTGCTGTTGATACCTCAATAGTCATCAATCATATACCGCCTTTCTTTTTTTGTTGGCGCACCGCCCACCACCACTCAATGTACGCCGCCTGCTACCGCATCCGCACAGCAAACACGGTAACGCACAATCTTCTATAAAACTTTGGCAAACGGATATACGCAAACAAACAACTCACTTCGTTTTCTCCAGTTTCGGCTTACGCCATTTTCAGAGAAACTTGACATAAATTCCTCGCCAGCCTGCGACATATCGTACACAACCAAATTCACGATAACTGCTTCGTAGTTTTTAAGGTCAGCTTCGATTCTATCCGGCGTATATGCGCTTGGATAATTCCGCATAGCCACAATATCCTGCTTTGCCTGTTTGATTAACTGCTCGATCAGTGGGTTATCCTGCGGCTCGTCAAATACAACAACGTCGGAAGTAGTTTCGTCCTCATTTGTAACCGTCTCAATATGAAATTGTTTCAGCCGGATTTTAACCTGCTCCACGATGCTGTATTCTGCCATGATTACCACCTACGATACAATTCTGCCGATCAAAATTTGTTTTAATTCTGCACCAGTCTTTTCTTCTGCATCTTCGATACCTTCTGATTTTGCTAGCGATTGCAGATCCGCTGTGCTCATTCTGTTTATTTCAGTCTTGGTATATACCGGCTTATTTATGAAATTATCAGAGGGAGTAGAATCAACCGCTCCCTCATTGATTTCTTCAAAAGGTGCATACCAAGTACCGTTATATTTAACAGCATGGTCGTATTTCATAAGCAACCTCCTAGTAGCACTTGATTACATATGTGCTATCCATTCTTTCATAGGATGGCAGAACGATTTCTGATACAGTCGTTTTTGTCTGTACTGGATCTTCTGATACTGTAACTGCTACTGCAACACCTGTATTAACGATAGATACATCTGCCGTAGATTTGCCCATCAGTGTTCTTTCTTCCGGCGTGGTACCGTACCATGTATTACCAAGAGCGCCACTTGGGATAAGTGTAGCGAATCCATCCGGGTAGAATTTTTCGACCGTTCCATCTTCTTTTTTGTACTGCTTTGCATATACAATGATGCTGATACCCAGTTCGTTTGAAAATACTTCTTTGACGCGGTTGTCATTCATGAAGATGTTTGCGGTTGTATTCTGAGCAAGAATTGCGGACTTAATCTTTGCGTTCTGCTTTAAGTAGTCCATTGTCTTACGAGACACGATCATGATTGTAGGTCTTTCGCCTGTTGCTGCTTCTACGGCATCTAATCCTTTTTGAACGTCTGCCATAGGGTCAGAATTTGTTGTATTGCTCCACTCATCAGTGCTTGTGGAAATTAAAGCAAAATTGTTTTGCTTGTATGTGTTGTTCGGATCATAGTTGTATGCATATGTTGCACCGTTTGCCTGAATGGAAATCTTTGGATTTCCATCTGCCGGAGCAAGTAACTGCATAATCATTCTTTCCGGCACAACATTTGCGCCATCAACCAGCGTATTGGCATCATCAAAAATTCTGCTTAAGACTTCCGTTGCATACGGATCTGTGCTGTCCTGCGCGCGCATGATTTCCTGCTCGTCTGATTCTTTTATAAGCATTGATTCACGAAAAAATGCCATTTCTGTTTCAGTCAGCTGGAATCCTTCACGACTTCTTAATGTCGATACTGCATCAAAATTTGATGGCGCAAGAGAAACTGGCAAACCTTTTGATGTTTTGATCCATTTCAGATCAAGTCCCATTTTCTTTTTCGCCGGGAACAATCCAGCACCGAGATATGCAATCTTATTACTTGCAACTTGTGTCTGTACTAACGCAATGTTTTTAGCGCTATATACATCTCTAATATTCATTATTTCCTCACTTTCTACCGCTATCTATCTGCGGTTAGCAACTATCTCTAATCAATAGCCGGTTACTAATTATTCAAAAACAATCAACGATAATGCGGTCTTTACTGTATCGGCGATTGTGATACCTGCATTTGCGTTAGCATTTGCAGTGTTTACACAAGCAAACGCCTTAACGATTGTTCCGTTAGGGTTTTCTTCATATACATCTGCAAGTAAAATACCAACCGGCGCGGCATCGTTAGCCGAAACGCTATCACCCTCTGTTGTTCTTCCGTTTACGAATTTTCCGTCTGCTGCAATCGGACTACCTGCTTTGCAAACACCGTCAGTAAAAGCACTTGCATCAAGAGTGATTTCCTCAAACAGCTCTCCACCCAGCTTTCTTTTCAAGATTTCTTTTTGGGTTGTAACAATTTTGTTCTGTACTTTCATGATTAACCTCCTACTTTAAATATCCATCTACAATCGCTTTGGCTGCTTCATTTGTTCCAGCCAGTGTTTTTCCGATTGCTTCTGCGGTTTTTTCCGCTTCTGTTTTATCTTTTCCGCCGCCTGTGCTACCACCGCCCGGAATATCCTGTTTACCAGCGATTTCTTGTTCTTTCGCCTGTGCTGCGGCGGTTTCTTTTTCGGACATAATTTTTCCAAGAGCAGCCGTATCAAAGCTCCCATCGTCTTTGACAATCGTTTTTGCCTGTTCTGCGGTTACTTTAAAATCGGTCATAGCCTTTTCACGCAAATCTCTAATAGAATTGTCTTTTTGCATTTTTGCAATCTGCTCATTTGCCAGCTCTAAGGCTTTGTTTGCCTTTTCTACTTCTGTCAGATTTCCAGCTTCCAGTTCATCGATTTTGGCTTTGTACTCGTCTGCTTTATCTGCTTTTTCCTTGTACTCTGCCGCCTTTTCCTTTTCTTTCTGCGTTTCGCCGTTTACCTGATTCAGATAGTTCGTGATCTGCTCATCTGTAGGATCTGACACTCCGATTGAAATAAGGTTCTGTTTTGCCTGTTCTCTTGTCATAATTACCTCCGTTACTCACGCTTTTGTTGCCGCAGGTTGCTCCTGCCGAGTTCTCCTATTTCACGCATAGGTGCAAATTTTATAAAATAAAAACAGCTACCGATTATTACTCGGTAACTGCTTTATTCTGCTGTTTATTCATTTGATTTACGATTTCTTTTGCCTTTTCCTGCTGCGCTTCTGCATCATCAATAGTCTTATATAGATTTTCGAGATACGGTTTTGATAAGTTAAATGTCTTTTCCGCGTCTCCCCAAAGACCAACAGTAGTTATAGCAATAAGAGGATGTATACCGGCTTGCAATAATACTGTAAGCGTCTGTGCCTTAGTGTACATATTATCCTGTGGGCTGTGATTGATCTGAACATTGAAATCTCTTATAGATAATTTCAAATCAATTCCTGCGATTTTCAGTACATTCAATGCAACATATGCCAGCTTCTTTTCTGCTGATTTTACAATAGGGTCTTTCAATTTTGCTCTTGTCTTTGAAAAATCCCATCCATTACGAAGTTCGACGGCTCCCTGTGTATCTCCGCCTGTGTTTCCCTGCTTATTTGGGATTGCCAAAATTGATAACGTATTATTCCATAAATCATCTTTAGCCACTTGACACTGTGTTTGATCCAGTTCCTGTGTCATAATATCCACATCGGATTTATTATCAGAATTATTTGACTTCACAGTAAGCGCGTGGCTTTCTTTCATTTTTTCAAATTCTTCTTGATCTATGTCGCAATTTATAAATTTGATCCAGTATTGCACAAACTGTTCTACCCCGTCCATTCTGTTGGACTGCATATTGTTGATCGCATCCAGCATTCCGATTACAAGTTCAATATCCGATATTCTTTCGTGATTGTTTGGAAATTCAACAATCGGAATTGCGCCATATGTATGCAACTTTGAGTATTCCAGTTTTCCATCAACTATCTTAAAAGATTTTGTATCAGAAAACGCCAGTTTATACATTTTACCGTTTTCATCTTTCAGCTCTTGAACTGTCAAAAGAGCTTCTTCTGTTCCCTCTTGATAAATTGTAAAAGTGTTCATTGGAGTAGGAGACACAATTCTTAACGGCACTTCTCCTGCAAACGGCTGTATTGCCTTGAATGATGTACCAGTTGCAGATTGCCATTCGCCAGCTTTTATGTCCTTTTCTTGTTTGTTTGCATCCGCCATAAAATCATTTAGCATATCCACAGCCTTGTTGATTACTTCATCATCTTTTCGGCTAATGAATTGAATAGGCTCGCCGTATGTCTGCCCCACTTTGAACTGAACAATTTCGTAGGCATGGTTCTCTACTATTCTGTTTGTGATATCCTCGTTTGTTACTTTCTGTCGATACAGAATTGGTTGATCTCCCTTGTAGTAGTCCCACAAATACTTTATTACCGTTTTGTTGTAATAAAACGCACCGATGCAGTTTCCGATTACTTGTACGACATTAGCTTCTGTTATATGCTCAACATTCGTATATGCAATTTTTCTACCGTAACATCCTTTTACGATGTCCTGCAAAAATCTTCTGTTCATATATACCTCTGCATCAGATAAACGTCATTCCGCTTGCCGTCTGCCTTACTGGTAACGGCTTTACTTCAATATCTCCTGTCGCAACCCTGTACACGATTTTTTTGTTGCATTTTCTACATTTCACAACGATATCTATTTGGGATCGTCCATCGTATGTAGCCACTTTGCGACCGCATCTAGGGCAATATATCTTCTTTTCCATAAAATTCTCCATGAAAAAAGCACCGCATTACTGCGATGCCTTTTCAAGATTCTTATTTTCTTTATACATTAGCTTTATAGTTTCTGCTATTTTGTTCGTATTTCTCTTATGGGCTTTGCCCATTGTAATTATACAATTTTTTCGTTGTGACATTCTATGACATATATTCACTACCGTATTTTTCCTCGAATTGCTTTAGTGCAATTCCGTGTAGCCTGATTATCTGCCTAAAAGAGTAATTTTTTGTATCAGCTATTTTTTCAAACGTCTTTTTCTCAATGTATCTTGAAAAAAGAATGTCATAGCTGTTTTCATCTTCCATCGAATCTATCTGACCAATAATGTGCATTCTTTTGTCAGAATAAGAATCTATCATTTTATCTATTTCTCTTTCCATTTCGTCAATTTTAGAAAGTGCATTTCCAATTTTGTCTTGTTCCATGGAAGTCTGAACACGCTCTTTATTTGATACAGCAGATATGCTCTTTGACAATTCTTTTAATTCTGCAAGCTCTGAGAGTTTGTTGTTTATCATTCGATTTAGCCGGCTTATTTGATTCAAATATTCTTTTGTTGTCATTTCAATACCTCCTAAATGGATTTATAGCCGCTTCTACCTTTGCTTGTGTTCCGCTTCTCATCTCATTCTCAAACAATGCAACTGAATCCGGCGCATCATCATGCTTTACTTTTCCGCTTCTTGTCATGGTCGTAAGTTCTTTCATAAACTTGTAATATTGGCTCTGCCTGTCCATTTTCTTAAAATCGCGGAAATAATAATCTCGAATGATATTATCTCTAGCATTTTCCATTCGAGTTATTTTATTTGAACAATTAAACTTGAACCGTGCGCTGCATCTTCCGCCTTGCTTTTTTACATTGTCCATTACATCGCGACCAAAATATTCTCCGGCACTGTTACTCTCAAATGTGACCGTCTTGACATTATGTTTAATAAGCATATTTGCACATTCCGGCTTGGTAAATTGTGTGCCGGCATTATCGAACACTACATCTACGATATAAACCTCGTTGCCGTACACATAGCCAATCGGCATTGAGCAACTATCCTCTCCTTTATCTGCACTATCGCAAGCTGCCATAATAGCGTCTGGCTCTCTGTCAACTGGTAGTTCCTCAAAATAATTAAGCTCGTTCTCCGCAAACATTCTCCCTTTTGCTTCAAATGGTTCTTGTTGGAACTCTGCCGCCCACGTTTCTTCCGAAACAAGTTTTCGTTCCTTTTGGTAGTAATCGGTTGTGAATATCTTCCGCAATCCTTTTTTATCTTTTCGATAAATCTCCCAGTTACTTTCATCGGTAATTGGATCAAGTGCTGGAATTGCAACTTCTTTCCACCGCCACCCCAATTCATCAGCTTTATTTTGTAAAGCCGTAATTGGATCGTACAAGCTGTATTTCGTTCCCTGTATGATAATAGGTGTTCCCTCTAATCGTCTACCAAGAACATCGTCTGTTACTTTCTCGCAAAGAAACTCTAATCTATCACGGTTTCTTGCTTCCTCATGATTTTTAACGCAGTCGTCAATATAAACAAGGACATTTGCTTCTGTACAACCTACTATTGCACCATCAATAGGTCGGCATGTAAATGTCGGAAAAATATTCTTGCTTTTAAGGTCAATGGAAAGGTTTTCTGCACTCTTGTATCCATCTTTGCTGATTTTTGTTGCTTCTGGAAATACACTCAAAAATCTCTGATATGTGCTCTCAGTTTCAAATCCTTGTAAAAGTCCTCCGTAAAATCTTTTTACAAGTCCTTCTCCCTTACCTACACCAAAAATACTTCCGTCTGGATCTCTTCCGCCCATCATCTGCGCAAGTTTTAATCCGCCTGTGGTCTTTCCTGTACGTTTTGGCTGCGAAACAGAAAGAAAATCCAGTTTTCCGTCATAAATCTCTTGGTATGCTTCGACTACAGGCTTTAATACTTTTCTTCTTGGGAAATAAAATCTTTTCCACGGGTCTTTTTCATCAATTTCAATGTAATAAAAAAAGCTGTCCACAAGATAGGCTGATTCATACATCAAAACATCGTAGAATTGTTGTAGTGCCTTGTATGTCGTATCATGTTCCCCGGCATACACTTCTAAATTTGAAACTCTGCCGCCTGTATTTTGTTTGACATAGCTTGCTATAAGTTGTTTTGCCCTTGCGGATATTTTCAATCCATAATCAACGTCATGTTCTGTCCTTAAGGCAACCGCTACGGCTTGTATGTATGCATCTATTACCTGTTCATCAACGCCTTTTCTCTGTATGTAATTTTCATATCCATTTACTGTGGAAATTAGGCTTGAACTTGCCATAAGAAAAGCACCTCACTTTTCACAGCAAAGGTGCTTATAGACCTCTGCCTATAACTGTTTTAGGGTAGCGACTAACTCTATTTGTTAGCCGGTTAGTTATTTATTTGATATCAATGTCCGGTACAATTCTTTCCGGATAAAACACTAACTGATAATGATACTTATCCGTTCCGGTTGGTTCTGTCTGCTCCATAACATAACAAGTCCAATCATTCAGATAAATATAATCTTTGTAGTATGTATTCTCTCCTGTCTTAATCGTAATCACAAGCTCATTGTTACTGTTGTTGCTAAGATCCATATATCCTTCTGCCTGTAGCATAATGGTATCTGTTCTTGCATTTGTTACAGTAATCTTCCTGTACAAATTAAATTCACTTGCATCTTTTGTAAGGTTGTGATTTACCGTATCCGCTGTAGTACATCCCACTAGGCTTAAAGAAATACCTGCAATCATAATCAGTGACATAATTTTCTTTTTCATAAAAATTCCTTTCCGCTGATAATCAGCAATTAAATTATTCTTCTACAACCCCCGTCAATTATTGCTTTTTCTAGCAATATCTCAACGTTTGCCCGTCTGCTTCATTATCTGCCACAATAACAGGTTCATCTTCTAAAGTGAAACAATCTATAGGCTCGCCATTTCTACCACTTATTTCGTTCGATTGCGCTTCTCTAAGTGTTTCACGTTCTATTGTTTTAATTACTTCTGCCATGCTCATAGCTCAAACGTGCTCCCATATGCTGCTCAACTACGTGCCAATCTTCTGCAAACATATCCGTCTGTGATGCAAGCCATCCAATTATCACCGTTCCGTCAGATGCTTTCATATCAATATGAGGATTGATCGTAACTGTTTCGTCACATTCAAGAAGCCTTTCCCCGAATAAGTGATTTGCGGTCTCTGATTTCATTGAAACAACAGGAACCTCTGAACCAGATGTGAGGTAAATAAACATTCCCTTGCCGTTCCATCCGACTCTTGCTACTTTCTTACCATTCTTTAATGCTTCAATTGCCTGTCCAAAATTCATAATTTATTTTCTCCTTTACAATTTATTATTTTCATTTCTTATAAATTTCCTTGTTTCTTCAATTATTTTAGAATCTCTATCAGAAGTCATTTCAATGTGGCTTTGTGGCAGTCTGCCAAACTTTTTCAAAGCATATTTTTCTACCGATTCTCTTGAAATGTTTATGCCAAAATTTTTCAATGCTTCTTTAGATGGCGGTTGATACTCTGATAAAGGATTGTCAATATTATTCATTCCTCAACACATTCCTTTTTTTAAATTAACAGTCTCCGTTTCTTGTTTTACTTTTTCGTGAGAATAATCATCTCCAAATATCCAAAACGTATTTTCTTTATGAGTTCCGCATTCCAATACAGAAATTTGTTTATCATTTTCCACAAATAGCACCTCTCATTAGAACAACCCCAACATATACAGAATATCAATCTCCGATATTTCTCTTGCGCCCTCTCTTGTGTGCATAAGAATTTCTTTAAGTTTTTCATTTTCCGCATTGCAATACTTATCTTTGTTATACGTTTCTGAAAAGCAATAATATTTGCAATATCCGTAGCCTACTCCAAGTCTATTTCCATAAATATTCTTTCCAACAATATCGTAATTTTTTGGTATTTTTAAAATATCGTATTCTATATCCATGGAACATTCCTTTTGCTCTGATTTTAGCTTTGATTGAAGATATTTAAGAAATCCTCGCATATCCTGTTCTGATTTTGAAATATATAAAATAGTTTCTTTCATTTCTTCTCCAAATTTCTTTAAGTTCAATTATTTATTTTCACATTTGAATCAGTTTCTTTCAGAAAACGAATGTACAACAATTTAGCTTCTTCAAATGTTAAATCAGTAATAGGTTTTTCTTCATATTTTTTTCGAAAAATCTCAATGCCTGTTCCTTTTCGTCTTGTGAATAAGAATCCCATTTTGATATTCCAGATTTACTTCTAAAAAATTCACAATCATGTTCAGTATCAGAAAATTCTGACGGCGGTATATATTTTGATGGATGTTTGCAAACATCGCACATTCCAATAACTTCATTTCTTTCAATCCCCAAATATGCACATTCATTGCATTTCATTCTTCCACCAACTTTCTACCGCACATAGGGCAATAAGCTATTTTCATTACCATTTCAACATTCATATCTTTACTGCTACACACTGCAAATGACGGACATTTATTCAAGTCGCATGTAATTACAGGTTTATTTGACAACTTATCAATCTTAAATTTGCCATAATGTGTTATGACAGGAAATTTTCCCTCGCAAAATTCACACATATTCATCATTCCCCTTTGTTGTGCTTACAATACACAAGTAAATGTTCCGCAATCTGCTCCAAATCTTCAACGTCATACTTTCTGCGCTTTGTTTTTCTTCCGGTAAACGGTATTTCACATTCGTATTCTGCATTTATCAGAAAATTTGCTACCTCGATTGCGTCAAAAGGCAATTCAACAGTCGCGTTGCTTTCTTTTAATTCATCAAAATCGTGTTTAAGTTGTTTAATATGAGAATCTCTTTCCTTGATACTTTCTTTCAAACTATTTATCTCATCTTTAAACCCTTTGTCGTGTTCCGTAAAATCAAGACTATCAAACACAATCCCGTATTGTTTGCTTATTTCATCTTCTGCCATAACATCAGAATTGTACTCCGTATAATGTGCTGTAACTCCATTCAGTTTAAGAAGTTCGCCTATTGATTTTGTAAAAGCAATCGCAACTTTATTGTCGTGACATTTTGTAAACTTATCAATAATCTCATCAACATTAGTCATGTTTTTTCCCTCATTTCTCAACTTGATGCTTTGTGTTTTTTTCACTGCGCATCAAATAAAAAGTGTGTCTTATAAACCACTCATATACTTCCGTCGTACAATAGCCTACCAGTGTGGAAATGGGGCTAGTAGGAATCGAACCTACGAATGCAGCAGTCAAAGTGCTGTGCCTTACCGCTTGGCGATAGCCCTATGTTGTGAGCGGATAAGCACTAACCGCCCACAAACCAAACATATGTGAAAGGAGTGCAGCCTTTAACTGCCGTGTGATGAATCGCGGGTTGATTTTCACTGCCAATGTCCGGCGGCGCGTCATTTCCGCCGATACCCACCAAGCCTTGTGACGGCTCTTTAATCAGCTTTCCGCTAGTGGGTCTTAGGGGTGTCCGAAAAATGGCTAATAATTCAGACGAATCGAGACAGCCGGAATCGAACCGGCATCTGACAGAGGGTTTGAGGGGGTTAAGGCTGCCAATGTTTTCCGTTTACACCATGTCTCGTTGTATAGGGCTGTATTTCAAGCCCTATGGGGTAAAATGCTATATTATGTGTGTTATTAGTTACTGTGTGATATAAAACAAAACCTTTCCTTTCAGACCGCCCTTTTAGGGCTTCTCGCAATCTCTTTCATTCTGCACCACCTGCCTTTTCTCTATGTTTCATCTGACACTCAAGCATCTGCCGTATATTTGATCTAGGCTGCCTTATGCCATGTCCTTGCTTAAATAATTCACATTGCAGCAGTTCCGCGCATTTTGTACATTCATCGTTTATCTGTTTTCCTGCTATTTCCATTACTTTTCCTCGTAGTCCGCACAACAGAAATTATATTCCACGAAATCCGCTACATATTCGCTTGAATCGTTGCAGCATACATATCCTTGCTTTTTATCGTATTCGCCATATCTGCAATTCGCGCAACGCTTTCTCTTGCTTCCAAATCCATTGTCCGTATCATCAAAGTACATCAGATATCTCCCTCCGACCGGTGCAGCGATTTTTCTTCCGAAAATCCATCCGGGTATCTTGCAATCAGTTTATCAATGTTGTACTGCATCACATCGTCAAGATTCAGTTCGACTGCTGAACAATATTCTGCGATGAACCAAAGAAGATCGGATATTTCACTCATGGCGTGATGCCTGTCAAACTCATGACCTTGGTATTTCTTCTGGTACAAGCTGTGCAGCTCTCCAATTTCTCCAACCATGCCATGGAGAGCGTGCATTTCACAACCTTTATTTGTCAGCTCCTTATTGATTGTCCTAGCAGCTAGTAATTGGTATTCATATCCTGTCATTTACTCTGTCTCCTGTTTGTATAATTTTGCATATTGCCATACACTTGCTGGTTCCTGCTGTGACGTATAGCTTGTTCTCCCACCATTCCATGCGTAAACTTTCCCATCTTGATAATATGCAAAGTGCCTTTCGAACCATTTGTCACTACTACGCTCGTCTTTAACAAGTATCGGTGCGTCTACCGGCACTTTCGACCAGTCGACCGCAGGCTCATATTCCTCTTCCAGCCATTTTGAAAACTTTACCTGCGCTTTGCAGATAAAACCTGTCCCGAATTTATACCAGCTAGGGCATCCAGTGCAATCGCGGCTACTGCAGCCCGTCAGCCCGTCAGCGTCAATTATAGGTCTCATACCTTTAGCGCAGATATCAATTATCTGTTCCTTGTAGTGTTCTCTATTCGTCATTTTTTATCACCTCTATCAGCTTTCTATACTCTTTTATTACAAGAACAAGGAGTATGATACTTGTTATATTTAATACTATCATTATCAGGTCTACTAGGTTCATGTCTGTTATCTCCATGGGGTCTTTTTGTTTTTGAGGATATTTGAGGGACTTAGTAGGGGTCTGATCCGCTTTTCTGCTAGACCCCCACGCCCCTATTTGCTGCAGCTTTTGTACCGCTCCGCGCTTATTTTTAAATTGTGTCTAAATTGTTTATATTGTTTTAAAATATTCTTTTATTGTTCTGTACTATTCGCTAAACAAAACTTTCGCGAATAGTTGAAACTATGCAAAATCTCTGCAATCCGCATAAACACTAGCTTTTCTAATTGTTCGCAAATATACACAATTTCAAACAACTCCTTCCGGCTGATCTGATACCGATTTGTCTGTGATTCCCGCGCAATTAGATGGTGCTAACTTCGGCAGCTCTGCGGCTGTTAGCGGTTGCTTTTGGCGGTTGCTGTCGCTGGTGTATGGAGAAGCCCAGCCGAATTGTCTATTGAGTACCGCTATCACTCCTACCGGATTCTTGTTGCCTGTCACAAGCTTATTTGACAAGGATTCCTCGCGATTTTCACAAAGTTTTTTGTATATGCTCATGCTCAAAGGACTTAATCTGTCCGGTTTACTCCATGTTGTTATAGTATCTTTGTCTATCCCTGTTAGATTGCAGAAACCCATAATAGATACTTCTTTGTCATACAACATAGATATATATATATAATAGTCACATATATCATTTAACAGATCATAATTGTATCTGTTATAGTTACTCATGATGCTGTTATTTATATTATATACATTGATCTTATCCTTTAATATGTCTTTATCTTTAAATACATTTCGTTGGATATATTTTAGACATGCATTATATACGGATTGAGACGCGGCGCGCATGTCCTCAATCCCTTGTTCTTCACAAAAGATTCGCAGATACATAGCTATATCATTTTCAAACACTTCTTGTGTATCTTCTGCCGCTTCTACCTTTTCCATGCTCCACACTCCTTTCTGATCGTTTTAGGGCACTAAAAAACGCCCACAAGGGTATAAAGGTTCTTTGATTACCTTCCCTTGTGAGCGTGTATCGCTGATCTGTTTGCCGTCCTTGCTCCGCTTGCCTATCACGTTTGCGGGCGTTTATCCCCTCTCACGGCTCCGGGGCGTTTCCTGAGTGATTCGGCTTTAATTGTTAAGTAAACCATATCACAGGAATATATGCCTTGTCAATAGATTTATTTATGCTACACATATACCGCCTATATAATATATATCCGCGCGCGATATAGTATATATATTTATATAT